TCGAGTATCAACAGAGACAGCTGTTCGGCGACTAAAAGCGTTGTTTGCGGCCAGGCGTGAGGCGTTGAGCCGCTGTTCTGTGGGGAGTGATCGCTCATGAGCCGTTCCTTTCTTTCGTACAGGGGTGGGTGGAACTTCCCATGCTACCGGATCGGAACGGCTCGCCTTAAATCGGGAGCTGCCTGATATGCGCAACGTGCCCGATGATTTCGCTTTCAGCTTGTCCCCTGCGGCGCTTGATTTCGTGGATGCGATGCATCCGCACGCGCCGGTCAGTGCCACGGCGAGCCCTCCCCCGCGTCGTCGGTCTCGCCCATGTCTTCCCGCAAGGCGGCGAGTGCGTCTGATACTTGCTCGATTCTCTCCTTCGGGGCGCCAGCAAGCTGCAAACCGCGTGTTGCGCGAATTACTGCGGCATCCGTCGCCGCGTCGAGTGGAACAGCTACGGGGGATGCTATGACGCATGGTGATGTCTGGCAGCACATCGAGGAGGTTATCCGCGCGGAGTTTCCGGGGAGTCGCCCGTATGTCGCCAGGCCGCGCCTGCCAGCGCCATCGTCTTTTGAAGTGTTGAGAAAACGATTAGCGTTGATTCGTGCGACATGCCGGCCGATTCGGTTTCGTCTTCAGCCTGGGCAAGAGCCGCTTCTCGTGCGGCTGTCACGTCGCGCTCGGCAATTGAAAGAAAGGCGGCCAGGCGAATGAAGGCGAGCTTGAAACCGAGTAGCTCGGCGCTAATGGATTCCAGTTGCTGGTCCATCGTGGCGATTTGTTCTTCGAGTTCGCTGATCCGTTCATTGGTATCCATTGTTACGACTCCTTTCCCGGCGTGCCCACTATCGGAGCGCTCGTCCATAAAAACAACTGAGGTACTCCATCATGTCTCACAAGCCTGACCCCGTCGAGGCGCTGCACGGCGCCTTGCTTGCCGATCCGCGCGGCATCGCCGGCTTTGCCCGCGCCATCGGTCGATCGCCGCAGGTGCTCTACAACAAGTTTTCAGAAAGCATGGCCAATGAGCTGACGGGCCGCGAAGAGCGAGCACTGGCCGATGCGGTCGGCGGCGAGGCGTACGTGCAGGCGGTGTGTGCGTATTTCGGTGGGGTGTTTTTTCAGCTGCCCGACGGCAGCACGGCAGATGATGATCTGTTGGAGACGTACCTCGCAATCGTACAGAGGATGGGCGAGTTATCAGCCGACCTCACCCAGGCGCGCAACGACGGCGTGATCGAGCCGCACGAATTCGAGCGCCTGCGCGCCGATGGGCACGCGACCATGGCGGCAATCCAGACGCTGCTGGCCGAGCTGGCGACGATGGTGCGCGAGCTGCCGGCGGCGTCGCCGATAACGCTGCGAAGAGCGGGCGGCTGATGAACGCTCCCGAACACGCGCCCATTCCCTGGGCGGACCTGCCGGCGTTTCGCGCCCGGCATCGGGAACAGAACCCGATCCCGGCGATTGAAACGGTGGTGGCCGCGCTGGCGGAGCGTCGCCAGTGGTTGATGTGGCGCTATGAGCCGGGCGAGGCGAAAGAGAAGAAGCCGCGCAAGATGCCCTACTACGCCAGCGGCAAGCGCCGCGTCGGCGTCCAGGGCGACGAGGCCGACCGGGCCGCGCTGGCGGACTATGCGACGGTGGCCGCGTCGGCCGCCAAGCGCGGTTTCGATGGCGTTGGGTTCGCGTTCCTCCCCGGCGATGGCCTGATCGGCATTGACCTCGATGGGATGATCGATCCGGAGACGGGAGACATCTCGGAGCGCTGCGCGCAGATCATCGCGGCGTGTGCAACCTACACCGAGTATTCGCCGAGCGGCAAGGGCGTGCATATCATCGGCACGGGCGAGTCGGAGACGTTCAAGAGCAACGACATCGGCGTCGAGGTGTTCGCCGGCCGGCAGTATTTCACCTTTACGGGGCGAGTGTGGCCGGGTTCAACGGCTTCATTGAACGAGATCCCGGAGAAGACCCTGCGCCGGTTGCGCAGCACGGTCGATGCCGCGAAGGGTAAGGCCCGCAAGCCGCCCGCCGCGCCACAGGACACCGCCCACCGGCCGCCCGCCGGCCCTTATGCGCGTAGCCTGGCTGAGACGGTGGCGAACGCCGAAGAGGCGCTGCAGCATCTGTCGCCCGATGAGTATGAGCAGTGGATTGCCATGGGGCACGCCTGCAAGGAAGGCCTCGGGAGTGCCGGTTATATCGTTTGGGATGCCTGGTCGTCGAAGAGCCCGAAATATGCGGGGCCGGACGATACGGACAGCCGCTGGAAGGGGTTCAACCCCTCGAAGACAACGCTGGGCGCGCTGTTCAAGCGGGCCGAGGAAGCGGGCTGGGAAGCGCCTTGGACGAAGGCCCGGCGCAAACGCAAGCCGAAGGCATCGCTGCCTGTTGAGGAAGCGCCGGACATGCCTCCCGCGCCTCCGGCGGAGTCGGAACCCCCTTCCCCCCCTAATAATGCTTGCGCAGGCGGGGGGAGAGAAGATCCCGACGAATGGAAGAAGCGGCTGCTGCGCACCAAGAACGGCGATCTGCGCGAATGCGTGATGAATGTCCATGACATCCTGCTGCACTCGGCGCGCTGGGAGGCGGTGATCGCCTTCGACGAATTCGCCCAGCGCACGATCAAGCTCAAGCCGCCGCCCTTTTTCGGCGGCGAGGTGGGCGAGTGGGAAGCGGTCGATGACACGCAAACCGCGATGTGGCTCTCCCGCGCCTGGCGCTTTGCGCCGGCCACGCCCACGGTCGCGGAGGCGATCGAGACGCTCGCCCGGGCGCGCACGGTGCATCCGGTGCGTGACTGGTTGCGGAGCCTGCCCGCGTGGGATGGCGTGCCACGCATCGATTGCTGGCTGTCAGATTTCTGCGGGGTCAAGGATTCGGAGTATGTGCGTCTCGTGTCGCGCTTTTTCCTGATCGGCATGGTTGCCCGGGTGATGGTGCCCGGCGTCAAGTTCGATTACTGCCTGGTCCTTGAAGGCAAGCAAGGCAAGGGTAAGTCGACCATCGTCCGCATTCTCGGCGGTGAGTGGCACGGCGACACCGACCTCGATCTGCACAACAAGGATTCGATGTCCGCCTTGCGCGGCAAGTGGGTCTATGAGTTCGCCGAAATGGGCTCGGTGACGCGCGCGGAATCGACAAAGCAGAAGTCGTTCCTCTCCCGCCAGTTCGACGAGTTCCGCCCGGTCTATGGCCGGCGCGAGATCCGCCTGGCACGGCAAGTGGTGTTCATCGGTACCACCAACGAGTGGGAGTGGAACAAGGACCCGACGGGCGGCCGGCGCTTCTGGCCGGTCGATTGCTCGGGCGAGTTCAATCTCGACGGCTTGCGCGGCATGCGCGAGCAGCTCTTTGCGGAGGCGGTTGCCGCTTTCGACGCCGGCGATCGTTTTTACCCGTCGCCGGAAGAGCAGCAGAAGTTGTTCGATCCCGAGCAGTTGATGCGGGAACAGCAGGAAAGCCTGGTCGATGCCTTGCACGACTGGGTGTATCAACAGGTCGCGCCGTTTTCTGTCGCTGATGCCGCCATGACTGGCTTGGGTCTTGATGCGTCGAAACTCACCCGCGATCTGCAAACCCGCCTGGGCAATGCCCTGCGCAAGCTCGGTTGCACCAAGTTCGAGAAACGCAACGGCATGGTCCGGTATTGGTACAACCCGCCCAAAGCGGCCATGGAGCAAGGCGTGCAGGAAAGTGGCACGCAAGATGCTAAGGACTACGCGAAGGCATCGGGAGGCAACCATGCGGCGCCGTTCTGATCGTGCCCAACCTTCCCAACCTGTTCCCAACCTCGCCGTGAGGTTAGGAACCCGCAAAGCCTTGCCAGATGGGCGAGTTCCTAACCTTCCCAACCTTCCCAACCTTTTCTCCCGCCCGCATGGGGGCGCGCGCCCGCTCGCGTACACGCGCGCCCACACCCCTGACCTTTTTAGGTTAGGAAGGTTGGGAAGGTTAGGAACAGGCAGACAGCGCAAGGCTTCCAGCCTTCCTAACCTCGTCCTAACCTCGATGAGGTTGGGAACCCCCCGGAGGATTTCATGCAGCAAATAATCGCCAAGATGCGCGCCGATTGGGCTGTGGTGGCCCAGGATCGCCGGGAAGCCGGGGAGTGGACCGAGGCCGATGAAACCGAGATCGGCAATGAGATCAAGGCGGCCATCGCCAAAAAGGATCCGGACCTCATCTGCTGCTGGGCCCGTTACCTGGCCGACCTCTCCGCGCTGGCTGTGGGCCTCAAGGTAATCGCCAAGCGCCCCCATAAGGCGGAGGCCAAGGCATGAGCGGCCCTATGATCAAAGTGCTGCACAACTTCCCGGCGATCGCCATAAAGCTCGGCATGCTCGAAGATGCTATGGGAAACAAAGTCATGGCACGGGCATTGAATACGACGGTGCAGCAGGCCAAACCAAGGATGGCCAGCCAGATCAACAAGGAATTCCGTATTTCGGTGGGCGATGCTAAGGATCGTCTTCATGTCAATAAGGCGATGAAGAAAGACGGTGAGTTTCGCATGGAGGCCTCGCTTTCCGCTCGAAATAAAGCGAAAGGCCGCTCAATGAACTTGATTGCATTCGTTGAGAAGGTAGTGACCTTCGCCCAGGCACGAAAGCGGATAAAAGCGGGTGAAGGTGGGCTGCATACCTTGCGGCGAGGGGGTCAGGTACAAAAGGCCCTGCAGCTTCGGTTCCAGATAAAGCGCTCTGGTGGGAAGCAAATGATCAAGGGTACGTTCATTGCGAATCAAGGGCGCACTGTATTTATCAGGAAAGGGAAAACGCGCACGCCAATTGAAGGGGTGGGCACTATCGATATCCCCCAGATGTTCAATACAAAACGTATCAATAGCGTCGTTAGACAGACGATGCTCGCCAGATTCGAAGCAAACTTCAATCGCGAGCTTCGTGCGGTCACGAAAGGGTTTGTCCAATGACGGCGGGGCCCCACTCTTCAACGGGTCCTTCCCAGGCAAAACCTATACGGCACCAAAGGACCCCGATTTTTCGCCAGTTTTCTGGTTGCTGGGGAGGTAAGTAAGTTGCGCATTGTCGGCCAGGAACAGATTGCCGAGGTGTTCGGCGTTGCCGCGAAGACGATCGTGGAGTGGCAGGAACAGGGCTTCCCGATCGCGGTGCGCGGGGCGCCGGGGATCCCGTCCGAGTATGAGACGGAGGCGTGCATCAACTGGTTGATCGATCGCGAGGTGAGGAAGGTTCAGACAGAGCGGCCGCAGGA